TGATGTATTAATGAATTTAACATTAGTATTAGCATTAGTAATAGTAGATATAGTTCCTCCATCAACATTAGCTGTTACACCTCCTCCAGTTAAATATCTAACAGTTAATGTGGTATTAGATGGAGCTATACCATAAGTATCAGTATATAAGAAATTAGATGGAGAAAAAGCAGTTGTTAATTTTGATTGCTTATAAGGTAAACCTAAACCAACATTATCAGTATTAGGTATTATCTCTTCATCATTATTTTGAGTAGTAGTTCCAGCTCCAAATTGAATTTGTAATGTTGTGTCATTTAAAAATCTAGTGACAAATCTTCTTGGTTCTTTTTTCAATTGAAGAAGATAAGGAGTATCATTATCATCACTTAAATTTGGATTATTTATGTTAGTGTTTTTAATACTATCAAAAATAGTTTCTTGAGCTAAATAAGGAACTTCATACCATTTATTACCATCACTATCAGTAATATCTAATATCTTGATGATATTGTTATTATTTATCTCAACTGTTGGGAATCTTTCTGGAGTGCCAAATGAAAATGTAGTTGTTTGTATATCAGCTGATATAGCGTTCCTAGTTTTTGTTAAAAGAAAATATTCAGGAATACCTCCATTTATTTGATAAACAGTAGTATTTGTTGGATCAGAAGAACTAGAGTATGAAAAATCAATTGGATCTTCAATTAAAAAATTAGATTGATTATACAATGGTGAACTTAATTGTAATCCTCCAGAAATATTTAAAGTAAAGCTAAAATCAGGTACATATGTACTACCTGATAGAATAGATGGGACTTGTTGATATATCTCAACTCTAGTTGCTGCAGCTGAAGTTACTTTAGGTCTATAACCCATCATATAAGCTAGAGCTAATAAATTATTTTGTTGTCTAGCAAATTGAGTAAAGTTTTCTTGTATTTGATTATCTAAATAAAATGATAAAACATCCCCAACATATGAAGCCATCTCCATGAATAGCATACCTGGTGAGGTAGCTGAGAAATCATTGTAAGTGTCAGGGAAATATGTTTTAGTATAATCAATTAAGGATGATCTTAATTCATTAAAATCTTTATTTATATAAGAAATACTTCTATTTTCGGCCATGTGTTATAAATTTATTCTAACTGATGTTATAGGATTGTTTAAATAATTGTATGTTAAAGTAGCTGTAATTGTGTTTTCATCGTAATTGACATCTATTTTAAATTGTTGTATATTAATAGTGTTATTAAAATATCTCCTAACATCAGCTAATACAGACTGTTCTAATGATTGAAGAGTGTTAGCTGTTATAGATTCAAAAACATATGATCTAAGATTTGTTCCAAAAGTAGGATCTTGTATCCGTTCACCTTTATCAGTTAAAATAAAATTTATTAAATTTGATTGAATCTGATTATCTGTAGTATATGTTGAATTAAAGACAGCATTCCCATCAAATGGAATTGATACTCCAACTGCTTTTCTTGGATTTAAATCTATAGGGGCTATATTTGGTACTCTATATGCCATTATTTATTACTCATTATTCCCATAATTTGATCTAAACTTACTTCACCACCAGGTAAACTTGATCCCTCACCAGCTGTGTTAACAGGTGGGGGAGTGTAAGTAGGTTGAGCATGAGATGAATTAGCAGTAATTGTAGCATCAAATTCACCTCCAATCATATTTCTTAAATTACGTTTAAGATCATGATTCACAGTAGTTCCAGATGTTTGAAATGATACTGGTTGGTGAGTAGAGGTAGGGGTATATGTCTCCTGCACTATTGTTTTAGGTGATTTAACTGCTTCAAGTAGAATATCTTTTAATTCTTCTTGAATTGCTTCACGTACTGCTTCTTTAATTAATTTTTTTAAACTATCGATTTTCATATAATTATAAATATTTGATTATTCAGCTGTTATATTAGGGTTTGAATCTATTATAAATTTTAATTGAGATATTAATATTGCTGGGTCAGATGCGAATGATGAATCTGTTCTTAACACATCTATACCCTGTTTATTTTGAGCGACAGCATACCGTCTAATATACTTACTTTCATTGGTTTCATCAATTTTTACTCCTAAAGTAAATCCTTTATAAGTATTAGTATTACTATTTTGAGTTGCAGCTACTGTAGGGTTAGCTAGGGCGTTAATCTCATCATTCACAGCTTCAAAATCCATTTCTAGATCTTCAGCACAATATTGTATTATAACATCTAATACACTTAAAAATTTCAAAATAGTACCTAGTAAAATACTAAATGACCCTACAGTTATAGTTATAGTACTAGTATTTTTATTTATAACTTTAAGTTGATTTTCTAATTTAGCTACATAAGAAGCTATAGTAGTTTGAGCTCCAGATGTTAGAGGAGGTAAACCTAAAGGAGGTACCCCAGTAGCTGGGTATGGGTTAGATTTAGCTAATTGAATACCAAGTTGGATTGTTGAAAGAACAGTACTTGTTATTCCTAATACTTTTGTTAAAGTAGATGTAGTTTTATAAATACCATTTACCTGGTTGACTAATAAATTTCGCTTTTTAATAATTGACTGTATAACAGCTGATGAAGGGCAGTTTATTAAACTAGTTAATTGGTCTACAGGAATTAAACTTAATATAGTAGGTGAAGCTGTTAAAGCGGCTGCTTTTAGAGCGTCTTTATCTTTAGCTTTATCCTTAGCCTCACTAGCAGCGTCTTTAGCATCATTAGCTTTTTGTTTAGCTTCATCAGCTTTTTCTTTAGCTGATGATTTTAATGAGTCAACTGTTGTATCTCCACTTATACCTAAATTAGAAACTACTAAAGGAATAATTTGTGGAGCCATAGGTGTTATTAAATCTATGACAAACGGAATTAATCTTTTTTTAATTGTTGCTTTTTGCTCATTTACAAAATTAGAAAATTTAACTTCAGGTGGTAACTCTGAGTTTAAAGTTTGAGTTAAAGCTTCATTATCTTGTTTTAATATTTCTTGGTTAGTTTTAGCTATATTTAAAGCTGTGTTGTCTGGGGCATCATATAATGTTATCCTTGGTAGTTCAGAAGAATATATATCTCCTGTACTGTTTGGATCAGCTTGATCTTGAGTCCCTTCAATAGTGTAAGGTAATGGTTCACCATTATTAGGATCAACTATATTGTTAGCTAACAATATTTCTCTAGCAGCTGATTCCTCAGTATTACTCATCCTTGATGGGCCATTGATGACTTGCCCACTAGGTGTAGAGAGTACAGCATATAGTTCAGGACCACGTTTTTTAAACGTAATTGTACTTCCATCACTAACTTTAAATATAGGTGTACTCATGTTTTGTTATTTATAATAAATATGCGGAAGGTATGGGATTTTGTTTGGCTTTCCAAGTTATATTTATTATATTTATTATATAAATAAAGGTTATGAAAAAGATATTAGTCACAGGTTTATTATTTTGTTCATTTTTATCATGTAAATCACAAATTACAGAATGTGAGCAAAATTTAAAAGATTGGAAAGCTTATGAAAAAGCTATACAAATTAAATTTGTAGGTATTGATTCTACAATTTTTAAAGGTAAAAATTATTATCAAACTGCTGATTCATTGTTTTGGAATCAAAATGGAACATACCATAGATATGATTTTAAAAGTCTTAAGACAGGTGAAATCTTTAGAGTTGTTTTTAAACGTGAAGAAAGTTATATTATTGATTCAATTTATACTGAGGAATTGTATGAATTTTTAAGATAATTTCTATTATTTTAGGTTAATATCACTATCCTGATTGTCATCTATTTTAACAGTATTGAAAACAGTATCATTTCTTTCTACTATCCTATCAGTACAAGGATCAAATTTAAATAAATAAAGATCTACTCCTCTAGTAGTTGGGGTAGTTCCTCTAAGAACCCCAGTTGTGTAGGTTACAATTAATTTACCATTTGAATCTGGGGTTAATTTATATAAGTTAAAGTCACCTAAATCACCATGGCAATTTAATCCATACCCAGCTACGGGGATTGGTTTATTATTAGGGCCAACCATTCCTGAGCATCTTATATCAAATTTAATAATTTCTTCTCCAGATTGTTCTTTAATCTTTTTAAATACATCTGGTGTTATAATAAATCTATTATATCTAGGTCCTTGAGCATTATCAACAACTGGGATTTGGGTGATAGGTATAGGATTAACAGGAGTTGGAAAAACAGAGTTTAGTTTTAAGATTTTAAATCTTCCTTCTTCTTTAGTAGTTGAGTTTTTTGATATTTCTCTATGATACCCAGTTTTAATATTATCATATTTTTGAACAAATGGGGCTAATGATGCGCTAGCTGGGTTGGGGTTATCAGTAGTTCTAAATTCTGATGGGAAATTATTCAAACTGGCGAATGGTTGTCCATCATCCCTATTTAATAGTACTCCATTTGCTCTAACTTCATATACAGCTCCATTGCAACCATGACCTTTTACAAAAACATCAAATATTATAAATCCAGTACCTAAACAACCTGTTTTAGTAATAATTAACTCAGCGTATAATTTAACCCATTGATCCTCAGTATATCTTTGAAGATTAGCTGGGTTAGTGATTGGATTTCCTTCATCATCAACTGGTTTTTGTTCCCCTATTATTTTTTTATTTTTATCAGTGTCAGGCCATGGAACTTGTCCTTGTATAGGGTTATCTATAATTATATTAGGCATCTCAAAATTAGGATCATTTTGAGATAACTCTTGAAGATATTTAATAATATATTCTTTTAAATTTTCAGCTCTAGCTAAAGCTAATGAACCTACCTTACTAAAATCTCTTTTAGATCCTTCTTCATTATCATTATTAGGAACTCGAGATTCTGAACTTTTAATAGTTAATCTAGTATTTCTAGGATTATTTTTAATAAACTCATAAACATTTTTAATGTTTTCATCAATAATAGTTTGTTTATCTCCTTGAGCTATACTTGAAATTTTCCATTTACCTGATTTATAAAGTCCTTTAAGATTTAATACTCCTCCATATTTAGGATCAATATATGTTTTAAACTCAGGATTAAGAGTAAAAGATGTATTATCAGCTCCTTTACCTAATTTTGGATTAACTATTCTTCTTGTTTCTTTACCAGGTCTAGAAAATGTAAAAACAAGTGATTGACTTGCAAGTTGAAGTTGACCTGATTTAATATATTGGTCATAATTATATGAAAGAGATCCATTTGACGCTGAGTCTAATGTTCTAGGTATTACACTTTTAGTATCGATTTGCACATTAAAAAAACCATCAACCTTACTTGTGTCTGAACCTCCAATTCCACCAATGGCGACTTCTACTTTTACACCAGGTAAAGCATTCCCAAGACTATCACGACATGTTCCACTAAAATTAAATTTAGGCATAATTAAACTGTTTTAACTTGTTTTGAAAGTAAATTTTTATTATTAACTATATTAGTGATATCATTACTTAAAGTATCAGCTTCAAAAGCTATAGATTGTAAAGATACAATAGGTGCTCCATTACTATCAGTAGCTGTTTTAAACGCTATACTAAGTGTTTGTAAAAATGTAGCTATATCAGATAATACAAAATTTAAATTCTCACCTAATACAACTGATTGGAGTCTTGTTCCTTCATTTCCCTCAGATGAGCCTAAGTAAACAGTATCTGCTGTTAATGATATCTGTTTAGCATCTACTCCTAATGTTTCATTACATGATAATTGAATAGATTTATTAGCTAGAATTAATATTGATTCAGATTTAGCATTAAATACTAATCTTCCTGAGTTTAATATGATTTGGTTTCCGGCGTATTGTTTTGGGTCAATAGGAGGAGTTGATTTAGAAAATGAGAAATCATTTAAACTAGATATATTTAATGGTAATTGTTGAGTAGATGTTAAATAAATTGAGGATAAATCATTATTTATATCTTCTATCACCGGGACCCATGAATCAACTGATGTTGGAGCTTGTCCATTTCTTATTATAAAAATTGGGCTTCCATTGTCACCAGTTGTTGACCATTGGTTATTTATAGCTCCTTGAGTTGTGGAACTAAATCTTATTGAGTTACCAAATCTACCCTCATATATAACATCACCTTCATAAGGTAATAATGGGTTATAACTTCCTTCTGTGAAATTTTTACCTAAAGATATTGAATTATTAGTATTATTATTAACTATATTTGGTGAACCAGCTCTAATTAAATCTATACTTTTATTTTGAGTTACTGGTAGATCATCTAAACCTGGGATAGCGTTTTGGATTTGGCTAGACCATATGTTAATTGGAGGTAAATAATAATATTTACCTGATGTAGAATTTTGTTGTATGTTTGAATCTGGTAGGAACATAACAACCACTATCTCATTTAATAAAGGATATTGTTTAATATTAGGAAATAACGGGTAGGCAAAAATTACAGGAGCAGCTGAAGTTGATTGACCTGGAGGTGATAAAATTGGGGCTTTAGCTGATTCAAACATTATAGCTCCAATAGCGTTCCATTCTCCAGCAGCTACAAAATAATTATGATTATTATCTAGTATAATATCTCTAACTCTAGCTCCGAAAATAGGTAAAGAACCTCCACCACCTCGACTAACATCTCGGTTTTGCTTTTCAGTACCATACAACCCACTTAACCCAGTAGCCATTATTCTTCAGTCTTAAATTTATCTATTTCAGCTAATAATTGCTGTTTTTCTTCTTCAGAAATACCAAACCCACCATCAGTGTTATTAGCATTATTATTCATAATACGTTGGATGATAGTAGCCATTTTAATTAATTGCTCATCATTTTTAACACTTATTTCTAAGTATTCTTTAATTAAAGGAACAATAAGGGTAGCGTCACCTATACTTTGTACAAGTGGTTTTAACTCAGAAATTAATATAGATATCTGTTTTTCTTTCTTTTTTTGATTGTCATAGATTTCCTCTAATAAATCAGAGAATTTCTTTTTACCAAAAACAACGTTATCTAAACCATTACTCATATATTTATTTTATTTATAAATATCAATGATGGAAATCTGTATATCCGTTTTCTAAATAGAAAAAATAATGCTGTTTAAATATAACATATAATTTATCGGCTATCTTAGTGATTTTAGGGGTTTTAGCATCAATAATCTCACGGATGTATATATACAGTGCTTTTTTATTAAAAATGTCTATACTCTCACGCTTACGGAATAATTCTAAAATAGCATCAGCTATTTGAGCGTCATTTTCTTTAGGGAATAAAGTATAAATATTTTTAGTACAATGTATTACATACTCATCTATAAAATTAGATAATTTATCTTGGGCTGACCCGTCCTCAATTGTGTATGAAAAGTCTTCATTTGACTCAATTTCTTCAATAGGTGCTTTATCTACTCGTTTTTTATAATTTTTAGTATTAGTAATAATTAAATAACGTTTAGCAATAGTACCAAAATATGAATACGCTTTAGCTCCTTTAGCTGGGTTAAATAAATGGATTTTGGAAAGTAAAAATGTTATTACTTCATGTTGTAAATCCTCAATATTATCTACTTCAGTGTAATAAAATTTAAAAGTATGGATAATATTTTCTGTTAATTTAAAGAATGCATAATGAATACGCTCACGATATATTTTATCTTTTAATTCAAAATCAGTAGTATTATTATATGACACAATAGCATCCTCAGTATCTTGAGTAAAATATTGAGTGGATTTTTTCTTAGCTTTCACCTCAATCATAAATCTTTAATTTTAAAATTATTTAATACTTCTTGTATTTGTTTTATTTGTTTGAAGAAAAAACCTACTTCATCATCAGATTCAAATGAACCTCTAGCATCTATTTCTTTAAGTTTTTTATCAGCAAATTTAATTGTGTCTGATATTTTATTAAGATAAGACATATAACCTGCTAAAATGTCTTCTTGTCTTTCATTCTTTTTAAGAAGATTAAAGGTCGTGTATCCTAAGATCACGACCATTATTCCTAATATTACTGTTAGTATTATCATAAATCATTTAACATATTCATTAGTCCTGTACTTTCAATTGAACTTAATGTTTTAGTTTTAATTGTTGGTTTAGAAGTTTTCTTTTCAGTAGTTAGACTAAAATTATTAACTTTCTTTTTAACTTCACCTTTTAATTTTGGATTCCATTCACGCTCAAATTCAATACGAGCAGCCATTAAATCAGCTTGATGAATAATATAAATTAATGAAGTACGAGGCTTAGTTTCTGGTGACCAAGACATTAAATATGGTTTATTAGCATCATCATATAAACCATCATGTAATTTAATTGCTAACCATTCATTCTTAGACATCTGAATACCATGAGAAAGCAGTAAGTGTAAACTACGATCTGGTACTGACATGAATTCTAAACGATCATTAAATTTATAATCTTCACCTAATTTGTCTCGTCTCCATTGGTCATCCTGAGGGATGTAAGCATCATGTTGCTCATCACCCATTTTGCCTAAATCATGGTTTAAAGCTGCGAATACTAATTCTTCTTTAGTGTAAGTAGACTCGTCTACCCCCATTTCAACCCAAACATCATTTAACTTAAGAGCACAATCAATAACTCGTAATACATGATCTACGTAGCCACCTGGGAAAGCATTATGATATTCTTTCTTATGAGCTGCAGGCATTAACATAAGACGTTCTGAGTAGTTAGAGTAAAAATCAAGTAACTGTGAACATCGTGGTTCACTAATAAATGATTTGATAGTTTCCTCTAAATCTATCCAGTTTTGTTGAATTTGTTCAGCTGTTAAACTCATATTAATTATAGGCTTGAGGTTCACTTTCAACAAATAAACGAGTTTGTTCTACAGTTTCTCTTAATTTATCTAAGAGTTCCACATATGTCTCTAGTGGTTGTTGATTTCTAACAGTGAAGTTTAATTGGTTAGCTATACTATCAATTTTATCTAATTGATGCAATACATTGTCTTTATTTTTCATATTATATTATTTTAATAGGATGTTTCATTACCCGTAGTCACCTTATCACATTCTCTTTCTTCTACGTTTATTATTTGTTTCATAACTCGTAGTTATAATGTAAATAATAGAATTATAAAAGCCAAGCTATTTTTAAGAAAGGTTTATTATATCATGAATTTTCTGGAGGTAAGAGCATTTTTCATACTCCTCTTCAGAGATAAAATAATCTATAGCTAGAGTAAGGGCTTTTTTAAAGTCTTTATCAGCGTAAAATTTAAGGCACTCAATATGAAAAGAATTATCAATTTCTATTTTAGATAAATTCTCTAAAGCTCTATTGAATACCATATAACACCCAGCTTTATGAATGTCTTCTGTATCTAATTTCGGGTCTGAAGTCTCAAAAAACTTAAGTAATTGTTGGCTAAATGTTTGATAATTTATTATTAATTTCTTAAACATTCCCATCCATACAGCTGGATATTCAGATAAATTCATCTGAACACTTTCATCTTTTTCCTCTTCAGGGACTTTAAATAAATTAAAAAGTTCTTCGATATCCATATATATAAATATATGATAAGTAGGGAAATAGCGGCTTTAAGCCGCCTTTACAATCAAATTAACCCTTTAATAATTGTTTTATATTCTGTGTTTTTAACCTACTTATCTCGTCTTCTAAGTACTCTACTCGTTTATTTAGAGTATAAAGATAAGTAATTGATAAAATAGTTTCAATAAGTAAAACAGCTGTTAATATTAACATAATAATAAATTTAGTGCGCCCTCCTGGGATCGAACCAGGCGCCTACTGATTATGAGTCAGTTGCTCTAACCTAATGAGCTAAGGGCGCTATTTGTACTCAAGGTAGGACTTGCACCTACACACTCTTTTGAGTTAGAAAATCTAGCGTCTACTATCGGGTTCCCATGGAAACCTCGCTTTCGCCACTTGAGTATTTTAGTTGCGGGAGCAGGACTCGAACCTGCGTCATTTGGCTTATGAGACCAAGCTGGAACCATCTCCAGTCCATCCCGCCTTTATATACCATTAATATAATATTCATTTATTGGGAGGCCAAACTTACTTTAATAAAAAAAGCCGGGCTTAACCCGGCTTTAAACGACTATTTATATTTCTATATTATAGTTGCTCATCCGGTTTTGAAGGTGGGTTATCTGTGGGATTTTGCATGTTATTCTTGGCTTGTTGTTTCATCTTAACAACGTTTTCTATAACAGTTAAACCTAATCCACCACCAGCGATTAACGCAATTGAATCGAACATGAACTCAGGTGTGATATGTTTTTCGTCTTTATAAGTGGCGATATATGCTAAAGATATAACAACAAATAAAGCTAATAATGAAGCGAATCGTTTACTTGAAGTATCAGAAGTGCCTGATAATAAGTCTTTAAAGAATTTTTTCATAGTGTTGTATTTTAGTATAAATATAAAGAGAAAAGGAGCTTTCGCTCCTCCTCTAAACCAAAACTAATCTATCTATTAAGCTGCGAATTCAGCTGCTAACTCATATAATTTAGCGTTTAAATCCAAGTCTTGGCGGAAATTTTTAATTTTACGAGCTTTTCTAACTTTAGCTCCAACTGTATAATTAAACATTCCTTGAGTAATTTTTTCTTGAACTGTATTAAATACACTCCATAAATCATTACCACGGTCTTCAGGACGTGTTGGTGTTACCAAGTCATTATAGTCAATAGCAATGTTTTGTGTTTGTTCCTCACCAAAACGAGCTTGAACCGCTCTTTTAGCAAACTCAAGAATTGTTTCTTGATCTAATTGAGTTTGTTTAAACTTATTCATTGACTCAACCGCTAATGGGAGCGCTTCAACCATGTTAGTGATTACTTTCTCTAACTCTTCAAAATCATAACCATAATGACGAATCTTCATATTCTCAAATTCTTGAGTTGAGATTACTAAACCATTCTCACAAACTAAACGGAACAAACCAGCTGTGAATGTGAACGCGTTTTTACCATCATGACTATTAGTTAATAGAATTTGTGGAAACACATTATCACCATCTTCACCTTCAATGAACAAATCATTGTTACGGAACACAACTAGGTGTTTTTGGTAACCATCACCTTTACGGGCACGTACTTGTTTAGCATCAACTACACCCCAACCTAAAGCACCCATATCATCTATAATACGCTCAGTTGAAATATGTGAGTATTTTTGACTTGTACCTGGAGCTGAATCAGTTGTGAAAATTGATTTTGCTTTTTCTTTAATTTCCTCTTTAGTCAGGAATTGACTGTTGTTTAAATCTAGTGGCATAACCTTTATTTTTTAATTTATTTAAATATAATGAACTTTTCCTGTGAAGCCAAACCTTAGGCAAAAATGCTAACCAAGATAAAGTAAACAATAATGTACACAATACTTACAATAGTAACATGTAACAAAAACCCAGCTACTTCTTCTTTGAACTATGTTTGTTCTTTATTAAAAATTCCTTTGAAAAATCTGATGATTGAAACTCCAACAATCAACATCATAAAAATTTGTGCGTTCATAACCTTTATTTTTTATTATATCTAAATATA